GTATCGAAACTAAAAGAATATGCGACAGGCAAAGGACCTACCATGAAAGAGATTGTGCAAAACAAAAAAAGAAAAGATAAAGCTAAAAGAATAACAGAAGATCCTGAAGCTCAATCAGATGCCGTTATCGCAAGACAGGGCGAGGTGTCTGGAGAAGATTATATGTATGCATCAGGTGGACTAGCCGGACTGTTAGGTGAATAATGGAAGATTTCGAAGCAGTAATAGAACAGTTAAAAAAAGAACTGGGTGAAGATAAGATCACAACAACAAATAGAATACCAAGACCACAACAAGCTTTAGACAGGGAAATGTTTGAGGATTTTAATGAACGTAATCCAATGGCAGGCGGTGGTATGTTGGTGCAACCAAGTGCTGATGGATCTAGACCTGGGTATGCTGGTAAAATGAAATGGACAGCAAAAGAAATACAAGAAATTTATAAAGATTTACCTGAAAATGTTTATGTTTCTAAAAGAACATTACCAAGTGGTAAAACAGACTACAATTATAGAGCTAAGATTAGATACAAAGGAAAATTATATACTTTTCCAAGTAAAGTAGCTACACCTGAAAATAAAAAACAACTAATTAAAGATGTTGAAGCTAAATGGGATGAGTTAGCTCCTAATAGAATAAGTAGAGAAGAGTATGCAAAGTTAAGATTGCTTCCTGAAAATAGAAGATTAAGCGGTGATGAGTTTGCAGAAAAATTAAACAAAGTATACAAAAAAGTAACTTATCGTGGTGAAAAATGGAACAGGCAAAATGTTTTTAATTATGATTTAGTAGCTCCAAGAAGTAAAAAAAGAATAGCCGATGATTTAGGCTTCTTCGAAAAAAGAACTGTTGCAGAAGCAAAAAAAATTATAAATAAATATTCTGGTGGTAAACATTTTTTAAAAAATAAAAATCTTACAGACGTTCAAATAACAACCAAAGCTTCAGAATATGTTGCAATGGAAAAACAAGCATTAAAAGAAGGAGGAAAATCATGGCCTCGTGGAAGACAAAATAAAAGAAAAGTTTGGACAAATATTTTTGAATCTTACAAACAAGGTGGTAGATTTGAATTAGTTAATGCTAAAGAATTAGCTGATAAAGATGGCACAATTAATTGGAAAAAAGGAACTGATAAAAATAAAAAAAATCCTTTTGAACCTTCAAACGCAAATTGGAGAAAAGCTAAGTTTAGAGATAAAAAAAGTGGTGCTATATTTACTTATGACAATTTAGAAAAAATGGTTGATAAACATGGTGGTGGTTATCAAAAAGCAATTAAAGCTTACAATGATAATGCAATATTAAATCAAACAACTTTTAATGGAAAAAGTTTAAACGATATTATTAGAGAGGCTATGATTAAAAAAGATTATGAAGTCGTAGTTGGTAAAAAAGTAAAAGCAAATGATCCAGGTTTATTAAAATACATGGGAGATAAAAAACCTCTTTACAGTTTTACTGAAGCTCATCATTTTAAAGGTGTTAAAGATTATCCTTTTGAGACTGAACCATCTTTTAAAAGAGCTAATAGAGAACAGGGATATATACAAACTAGTTATAACAAAGCTGTAGCTAGTGGAAATCCAGAAAGAATTGCAAATGCTAAAAAAGTTTATATAGAAAAAATGAATAAACTTTCGGATGAGATGGGTGGTATTAGATTTAAGATGGATGATAAAACATTTGTCGGTAAAGCTGGAACAACAGAAGGTATAGTAAAAGCAGGTTTAGAAGAAACTGATTTAAGTAAAAAACAAAGAGCAAATATATTAAATGCATTTTGCGAAGCTGGAAGAATAAAACAAGCTACAGGAACTAACCCAGATGGTTTGACTTGTTCTATGGAAGAGATTCAAAGAGGTATTCAAAGAGAAACTGATAAAGCTAAAAGAGTTTCTAAAGATGGTAGAATACCAAAAAAATTTGGTAAGCTTAGAGCGTTAGCAGGAACTTTATTTGGTACTGCAGATCCTGCCATAGAGTTTATGTTCGCTGCTCCATTTTTAGTTGCAGGAGATATTGAAGGTGCAAAAAGACAAACTATCTTTGGAGGATATGGTTTTTCAGATAGGGACATAAGTAATATGTCTAACAAAGAAGCTCAAAGATTTTTAAAACATGAAAAAGCTACAAAAGATTGGATGAACAATTATTTCATAGCTGAAGAAAAAAAACAAGAACTAAAAGGTTTAAAACCAAATACAGGTGCCTTTGAGTTAGCTACAAATCAATTAAATAGAGCAAATGAAAACATGGCAAACATAGCTGATGATTATGGAACATTTGGTTATAGCTTTGTAGGAAAAGACACACCTCTTCAAGGTAAAGTTAATTTGCAAAAACAAATAAGAGGAGAAGTTGCTCAAGACTTTGAAAAGAAAATTGAAAAAGCTGGTAGTACACAATTTTTTAAAGACTCAGATCCTAACATGCTAGATTTAAATTTAAGACAACTAGGAGGAGAACCAAAACAAGTTACACCAATTACAGATTTAGAAAGTTATATGGCGAATAAAGGTGAACCTATGGCTGGTAATGAAAATTTTTTCTTTAATGTAAAACCATACGTTTTAAGAAGAGCAATAGAATATGGTCAACCAAATTTATTTGATGATTATGCCCTTGGTGCAGGAGTAGAGGCACCTGGAAGAAAATCATTACAAGATGCTTACTCTGAGATTCCTTTGGAGTATGCAAGTCAGTTAGCTGCATTAGAGAAAAAACAATTAGAAGAGGGATTATTAAAAAAACAATTAGATTTAGGTACTGGTTTTGCAGGTGGTGGTATTGCAGGTTTATCTGGTGGTATTGATAAGGGTCCACAGAGAAGATCAATGAACCCTGATTCACAGGGCTTGAAAGGTTTGTTTAATCGTGCTATGAAAATAGAGGAGTAATAAATGGCAGAAATAGAAAAAGGACTCCCGAACACAAGAACCGAAATCAAAGTACCCTCTGAAGAGGAGATGATGGATGTTAACGTTCAGGAAGAAGATACAGAAAAAGGGCCCGTAGAGGTCATACCAGAAGAGGACGGCGGCGCAACTTTAGACTTTGAACCGGGAGCTATAAATATACCGGGAACAGAAAATCATTTTGATAACCTAGCAGATATATTACCAGACGATGTCTTAGAACCTATCGGTGGAGACATGGTAAATAATTATACTGATTATAAAATGTCCAGAAAAGATTGGGAGAGATCTTATACACAAGGTCTGGATCTTTTAGGATTTAAGTATGAGGATAGAACAGAACCATTTCAAGGAGCTTCAGGTGCAACACACCCAGTGTTAGCAGAAGCGGTAACTCAGTTTCAAGCTCAGGCTTACAAAGAATTATTACCAAGCGATGGACCTGTAAGAACTCAGGTCATGGGATTAAAAAACCCAGGCACAGAACAACAGGCTCAACGTGTCAAAGATTATTTAAATTATCTTATCATGGATGAGATGAAAGAGTATGAAGCAGAATTTGATTCTATGCTTTTTCATTTACCACTAGCAGGTTCTACATTTAAAAAAGTTTATTATGATGTACCACTTGCAAGAGTGGTATCTAAGTTTGTACCAGCTGATGAGTTGGTCGTGCCATATACGGCAACAAGTTTGGATGATGCGGAATCAGTAATACACGTAATCA